TAAAGGCGTAATGAGTCCTCCATGATAACTTATCATGAAAAGTCAACAATCACTTTACTATACAACCCTTACGAGGTTTTAATAGAAACCATTTATCAATATTTCAGATAACTTGGTCGCTAAAATATAGTGAGACAATTAGTAGAAATTAGTTCCATCTGCTCCAGTCATTGGCATAATATCGCGGTGGGTTTGCATAATAGCAAAATCCAACTTACGGTAAAATTTTCCAAAGTCTTTGGCAGCTGACCGGTCATTCTGAGTCCCCCAATTAAGGAGGGCCGGAACGATCTGAGGGCTTCTATCTGCAATCATCTTAATATCATCCCAGCTACCTTCTCTATTTTGGAATAGGAAAGTAGTTTCTTCTAATATCTCGGCCTCAGTTTTAACAACTGAGATCAGATATAAGTATAAACCCGGGTTTAATGGTAAAGATAACAGCTCAAGTAATCTAAGAGCTCTGCTTTTAACACCTGTAATACGGGAGATGTTTTTGATAAAATCATCTTCCATACTACGGTTAGTTCGCACTTTATCACGAAGTTCAGTTATAAGGGTTTGTAATAAACCGTTATAAAATGAATATCGTATAAGTAATGGATCGCTCATCTCACCATAGGAACACCAACTCAACACTCTCGTGTCTAGTTGGCCTTTGGGATGAAAGCATCCAGTTAAGCCGAACATCGTGTTTAATGCTAAAGCCATATGCTGAGAATAAGTTCCCGGCATATTAGGCAATAGATTTAACAAATGGCCAGAAGTATCGAAATAACCTTTTTGGTGTGCTTCATACAATAGACTACCTAATGCACCGTGATTTCTACTACAGTTCAGGATATTTCCTGGACCAAGTGGTGAAATCTCACCATAAGGAGTAAGCCAACGTTTAGCAAATTCAACCACATCATAAGATATAATTGATTTACTAGGATTGATACCTACACCAAATGTGTGCATCAGTTCTTGGTAGTGAGCGGCGACTCTATCATTATTAATAACGATATCATCACCGAGTACGCAATACTGTCTAAAAGTGTTAACACTGAAGCCAGCTCTTATTGCAGCAATTTGAACTATAACATGATGTGTCACAGCCAACATTCCCCAACTCGAGTAGGCACCCATAGGTTGACCAACAGAGTATTTAACAAAAGCCTCTTTCCAGAGGATATTTTGTGGAATACCTACCAGCTGATTAATTTTAAATTTATCACTAAGTTTAAAAAGATCACCTGATATAGACCATTGGAAATTCAATAATTCGGACCACAAGTCTCCTCTAACGCCTAAGGCATTTAGTATATCCACTTGTAGGGTAATAGGTAAACGGTCAGTTGCTGATGATAAATCAAAACATGAAAATTTGTACCTAGGGTCTCGTTCTTTGTATAAACGAAGAAGGGGAGCACCTTGGTCAAATGTACCATCAATCTCGCTCCATTTACGGAGAGAGTTGAAGATAGAATCATGCAATGGTTTTAAAGCAAGTTGGATCCACCAATTCGTTATTGCAACGATTCGGGCTTTTCCAGCTTGATCATAAACAGTTGATAATTTACCCATTCTTAACGGGGCTATCAATCCAAAAATTCGTAAGGTAATATAAAGCGGACCATACACTAATAATATAGTTATGAACACTGCTAAATACCAGTAGCTTTTAGTAACTAGTGCAATTCTAACAAAAGTTAAGAATTGACGAGGGTACTCAATAAATGCTAATGCATCTAAAGTAGACCCCCAAGTTGCAAATCGACTATTTGGACCTGCGGATTCGGATATGAAACCTCTAAAGATTGAAAATTTAACCTTCAAATTCAGTTTATTTAAAGCTTTACGAATGATTAAGTAATCACACGTACGAGCAATTCCATTAAAGGGAGATATGATACTCTCTAAAGATGGTTTTACAGGTACTTTAAATACACGGAAAACGGAAAGTACACAAAGTGTAACTCTCACTATGTTCACGTTCCCAGCTGGCTCACGAAGAGCTAGCCGTAGGGATAATGGAATAATAGTAGGAAGGCCGGAGAAGTCTCGTTTAACCCGAGGAATAGAATTATCCCAAGTGGTTTCCGGTTGACCTCCTAGTGCACGTATTGTTAGCCTTAAACACTCTTTTAAATAAAGAAATGTAAAAGACCAACCATTGGTTCCAACCAATGTTACGATACGACTATTTAGCAGTTTAAGGAACTTAAGACTACCTTTTGTACCCGTGATTATTGATGGAAGTTTAAAAAAGGAGTGTAACTCAATAAGAGTTATCCATTCCTTTTTAACAACCTTCGATTGCCGCAATAGGTTAAGTATATTAAAAATTTTAGTAGCTTAATTTATTAAGGTAATCCAATAATACGTTCTTTCAATTAGTCGTCATATGAGCTGCTAACACATATGTTACGTACAAAGTTGCGACACTCTGTAATGATACACTTAGTATTATTGAGCAGTCATCACTGCCATAGCACAAACAATTATACTGATGAAGTATAATTTGACTTGACCAAGGATTGCTCCTTCGGAGGTTAGTGTGGATCTTATGTGCAGAGGCATCCAAACCCGTTCTTTCGAGGGATCTGTAGCC